GCTCCCACCATATGCTCTCACAAAACCTGAACTGAGTATTTTCATAATTCATAGATTCAAATCTACGAATTATAATGCCCCATATTTTTCCTGGCGACATCGCACTAACCCCTTTTGTCATGTTTAGCCATGCCAATTTTTCATAATGGGATGCTGTTAATGTAAAAGCTAATTTGTTTGAATTAACAAATGTTGTGCATTTTATATCTGAAACGATAGGAATGCCATAGAAACCAGTTTCATCAAAATCACCATTACATGATTTTTCAGGTAGCCTCTTTACAGAATCAGGCATTAATTCCGCAATGGCATTTTCAACATATAGTCCACATTCTTGTCGACTAAGACCGGCTGGTACATTAATTACTAGCTCTGGAGAATATGGCAATTTATTCATGGAATTATGCTGTCATAAGTGCATTCTAGAATCTTTTTACAATCGCTACAAGAAATAATAGTCTTTTTAATCTGAAACCCACCGCTTTCGTGTGTTTCTTCTGATGACAAAATGTGTGAATGGTCGCACACATCCTGCAATTCTGTCAGAGTTTGATCTACCGCAGCACAATGCATTTGGTAGATAGCCAGTGCCGCTGCGGCATTATTTTCTGCGATTTTAAGACGTTTCTTTAATTTATCAATGTTAACCATATTAGCCCCAGTATTTTAAATATTTTAACTTAATATGACATAAGGGACTTATGTCTTTGAGGTTAAATCAATTTCCCATTTCTTATTACCAGCATCAAATACTTGAAGCCAGCCCGCTTCAGTCATTATCAAATTGGCAGTTTTTGACATATCTACGTTCCCAAGCAAATTTGGCAATTTGTGTTTCTGTGCCGCATACCTAGATAGCACTGTACCGCCTTTGACCCAAAAATACCCCTTGCCCGTTTCACCAACATAATTAAAACCTATTGATTTATAAACTTTTCCTTCACCCAAAAGGTTGTCAGAATAACACAACACTTTACCACTAATATAATTTTTCGAGAAGTCTAATAACTTACTGGGCCCACCAACAATAACATGATTTTGTTTTGTTGCCAACCTTATCAATTCCCAATCATACGATGTATCAAATCTAGGTTTATCAAAACTCATTATGCTCAAAAGCACGTTATTCAAATACAACCCAAAATTGTATTTGGCGTTTGCCCACCCCGACAGATGGTTTTCGTTTAAAAAATCCCGAGCATCTGTGCGGCTCACAATTCGCACTTCGCACTTTCTTGCTGGCACTTTTTCAGATGCACCGAGACGGTGTTTTACCATCGATGATATTAACTGCTTATTTGCTAATTGGTGCGGCCAAACATTTAACTTTGTGCTCTTGCATTTAGGATTTTTGTAATCCAGAACATTTAAAGTTTTTAGTTTACTACAGCATTTTACACAGGTCTTCAAGAGCCTATTGTTGACGAAACCTAGTGGGTCTCCGCATTTACAGACAGGTCTAGTGAGAGTGTTTGATTTTAGTGCAAACAACTTTTCTTCTAATGATTCCCAGCCTGGCATGCTAACATTCTGCACATATTCACAGTACAATTTAAAATCAGACGATCTATAAAAAGAGGCCGGTGATCTATTTGCCAAATGATATTTGAGTAAGTCCGCCAAATCTTCAGCGGTTTTCGGTTCTTTTTTAACAGAATAATCTATGGCGCTATAATCACGCCCATGTTTTTTCATATAACCCGCTTGTGCTTGTTTTATTCTTCTTTTCTTACCACATTGCTGGCATGGTAAAAACGAGCTATCTATTGACATCCTATGCCTAATATGCTCATATTTCCAAGTTTGTGTTAAAGCACAATCTGGGCATGTTACTGAAAATAGCATCTTGCCAAATTTGTCGTCATAACCTTGAAATGAGGAATTGATATAACCCCATTCCAATAACTGGTTATTGTACTCCACTATTTTATTTTCTCTCTGTGCTTGTTTGGCGCAAGAAGTACAATTATCTGCTTTGGAAAAAGTAAATGATACTTTTCCGCAACACTTGTAAATTTTCTGCTGTTTCTGTGCCATACCTAATTTGTAACATTTTACCGGATTATAACACTATTTATAGTCAAAAACGATGAGGTATTTGCGAACAAAGAAAAAGGGCCCAAGGGCCCTTTTTCGTTTTTTGTTATTGGAATCAATAACTTAGATCAGCTGAACGCGACGTTCTTGACCAAGATACGAGCGTAGTAATCTGCGCTGTTACCAAGAGACGTTGTTGTGTTGGTAAAGGTTGTCTTACCATAACGTGTCATTAAGCCAGTTGCGTGCATGAATGTGTTAGCATCCTGCAAGGTGCCTGTGCTCATCAATGGTACGTATGGGCAGTAGAAGTAACCTGCATCCAACTCAGAAGAGCCACCCTTGTAACCAAGGAGAATATCTTCACCGTCTACACCAGCTGCGTTGTTAGGACCAGCAGATGTGTACAGATCGTAGTTGTCGTTTAGACCCCAGTTGTAGGTGTAAACCTTGATTGCGCCGTTTAAGGTACCTACTAAGCGGTTACCTGTTGGGGCTTCAAAGCTACCAGAAACTGCTGGAGCAAATACGGACTTGCTTGCAGACTGGAGGATAGAAGTGATCAAGTGACCACCAACTAACCAGTTAGCTGGAGCACGCTTCGTCTTAGCACCAACTTCGTTAGCCATACGGTTGATCAACACACCCAATTCAGCGTAACGATCACCAATGTAGTTAGGTGCAAAACCTGCTGGAGCTGCTGCGAAGTCGTAAGTAGCTGTTGTACCAGCCAATTGCATCAAATCTGTCAAGATTTCGTTGTCGATTTCGTGAGCGATTTGACCAGACAATGCTGCAGTCATTTCTGAAGCAATGTTAAGACCGTGTGTGCTTAGGTCTTGCATGCTTTCTTGTGTCCAACGAGCTTGCAACTTACGGCTACCAGCGGTAACTGTTTGTCTCAAGACGTTCAAGCGCATTGCGCGACCACCAAAACCTTCATAGTCAGCTGTGTTAGCAGCGAAACCGTCAGATGTGGTAGCTGTCAATGATGGTGGGTAGCCAGTTGTACCAGCATTTGCTGAAGAGTAGAAACGCTTCATCTTGCTGTTGTAAACAAACGCTTCATCACCAACGGAGATGTCGTTTTGTGTGCCTGGAGCATCTACTTGGTCTGCGAATGCAAAACGTAGAGAGTACACCAAACCTACTGGGCCTGTCATTGGCTGAACACCAACCAAGTCAGTACCGATTGTGCCTGGGATGATACGGCGAATCATCGGCATCATGATCGTTTGGAAAGTGTTAGCATCAGCAGCTACGTTAGCAGATGCTGGTTGCGCTGTTTCCAAAAGTGCCTTCCTTTGGTTTTCCAAAAGAGTGTCGACGATTTGCTTCTTAGAACCTTGAAGGCCTTCAAGCAGAGCGCCTTTGGTTTCTGACCAATTTTTAATTAGATCCATTTTAAATCTCCTTAGATTACTGTTTGATACCTGCGAGGCGTCTTAACATGTCAAGATCAGCAGTCTCCTTGACAGCCTTACCTTCGTTAACTACTGACTCTTCACCAGTAACTAACGTGGTTTTTTCTACGACCGTGCCTTCAGTTAATGCATTTGCCTGAGCTGGTGCATCTTCTTTCATGATACGTCCGATGAAATAAGCATAGCTTTCTTCTAAACGGGAAGTTTCGATATTCTTCAAAACCATTGCCATTTGTTCACGCTTTTTACCGGAAAGTGGTGCAAGAACCTTTTCCATTTTTGCTTCACGGATCATAGCAGCCTTCTGCTCTTCCATTTCAGCTAAGCGTTTTTCAAGATCTTCAGCCTTGGATTCAGCAACAACAAGCTTTGCCTGTAGTGAATCTTCATCAACAAAAGACTTTGCGTAAGTTGAAGCAAATGCCTCAAACATCTTACGACCAAATTCATTTTGTTTTACAACTTCCAAATCTTCTTTTAGCTCGTTAAGCTCTGCAGCCAAACGAATCTCAAAGAAGTCATCAATCTTGTCAACTAGTGAATCAAGATCTTCTTCAACTTGTGCTGCCAACTTGTGTTTTTCTTCAACAAGCTTTTCAGCATATTCTGCTTCTAGATCGCGGAAGCGCTCAATGTCTGCTTTAAGTTCAGATAGCTCTTTCACAAGCGCTTCTGAGACAAAGCTATCTACCTTAGATACAAGCTCATCACGCTCGACAATCCACTGCTCAGCGAGCTCGGAACGAACTTCCATTGAAACTTCTTCGCGTACTTGTGCTTTGAAGCCGTCAACGGATGCTTTCCATTGCTCAGAGATTTCAGCTTTAGTGTCTTCGCTGAGAAGCTCGGACTGAAGCAATTTAGCTAGAATTTCATCCATGCTTTTCTCCTTTTTGGGTTACATATATTGGCATCAGTCTGAAGAAAGCTGCCGTCCTTGGATATAAGTTTCTGATAAACATCAAAATTGCAAACGCATAATTGTATATATGCGATTTGCAAAAAAATGTGCGAAAATCCAAGTGTTTTCGCACAAAAATTAATTATTCTTTGTCAGCGGTCGTGCTTTCGGCACTTAAATCTGAAATCGGTGATACGTTTTGACTGCCCGTTACATCTTTAGTTTTTTGGACTAGGTATTGATGAATAGAAACTTCGGCTTGCTCCATACGATCATGGATAATGTCCTGAACGACAGTTTTCAGCATGTCTTTATAATCTTGCATTTTTTCTCCTATAGTTATGTGATATGAGATATTTATAGTTCCCAGGAATCATTTCTTAGACCCAAATAGTTTTGGATAATTTTTCCTTAGTGCTGCACCTCTCATAACCTCACATGAATCTAATTCATCCATCTCGTCGTCGTCACAATCATCACAGTTCATTTTTTCGCGCTTTAAAAACTTTTCTGCAGTTTCCATACTTTTAAATCCGCGCTCTACATAAAGATCGACAACTTTATCACCACACACGATGTAATAAAGATCGTCGTTAATCCTATCTTCATTCATCGTTTGTGCGGAAGCAGAAACGATGCTTTCATGGTAATGTCTACCATCTCTTTTTGCTGCAGTCTTTTCTTGCCAAGCTTCATGATCGCTCACTGCGCTAAATTCTCGATGGCCGTCCTTATACCCTTGCACATAACTCTGGACAACTTCATCCGAATTACCGAATGACTTTTTAAGTGCTGCAACGGTTAATAGGCTTTTTGATGACTTCCCTGCCTTGCCTGATTTAAATCCAAGCTCGTATGCGGCTTTATTTGCACCTGACAGTTTTTTATCTTCTTTTACATCCTGGTGTTTCAAACCTGAATTATATCCGTCGACATAACTAAACACACAGCCGTCACCAAATTTCTCTTTTATAATGGAATCCGGGAGCCTCTTTTCGCCATTCTTGCCAGCCTCAAAACCGGCTTTGTATGCCTCTTTGCAACGTTGTGCATTACTTGCTTCATTCAATAACTCTCTTAGAAGGTCCATTTAAGTTTCTCCACGTACTGTTTATTATTTATAAAAAAGGGATTTCTAAAGAAATCCCTTTTTTATTTACAGCGGTTTTTTGTTATGGCAGCCTGAATAAATGCTGTCCACAATCCCACAACCTCGAGGCACCAGCATCAAACATATTTTGCGCTTCTGATTTATTAGGATCAAATTGATCACCCAGAATCTTTTGTAGACGTTGTTTTTGGGTTTTACTTCTGTTTATTTTTTCGCCCTTGTAAAGCCAACAGTAGCCTGGTTGAGAAGTTCTTACTAGTTCCCAGCCAGTTTTGAATAGTGAATGCCCGTCAAACAACCTTCTGTCAAGATAGCTGTCAATAGGAACCCCGCCTATTTCCCTTTTAAGGTGTTTTATCATTTTAGAAAAGCCACCCACTATAACTGTATTAAGCTTAGTGCTAAAACGTATTAATTCAACATCGTCTGTTTTCGTAAATCTATTTTTTCCTGCTGTTATAACGGCAACTAATTCATCGCCGATGAAACCGCCTAAAGCTAAACTGTGCGGCGCCTTTCCCTGGACATGGTTCTTATCGCAAAAAATATTTGCGACATTTGAAGAAATGCGGCGTATCTCCATTTTGCGTGCATAAAGCACTTTTGCCCTTCCAAGCTTCACGGCAATTATAGATTTGATTTGCTCAGTTTTACTAAACCATTCGTGCTCGGCAATTTGAATTAGTTGATACCCAGCGGCCCCCGCCACCTCCATTTTATGAAGATGTTTGTTACGTTCATCTTTTGTTTCAGGGCTTGTATAAGAATGCCAATAATCACCGTTACACTCTATTGCGATGTTAAAATCGGGTATGACGATGTCTAATTCTAAAGGTGAAATAATCTTCCTATCATTTGTTAAGATATTAACACCTAATGATTTTATAAATGCGCCAACCTCCATTTCAAATGTTGACTGACATAACGGATTGCAAGAAAAACACCTGAAGCGCGAATACTCCAAAAATGACAACTCTTTTTGGGCACCGCAAGAGTGTTTTAACTTAATCTTATTAGAAGGTGCATCGAATTCAAGTAATTCAAATCCTTCTTTGGCACACTTCTCATAAGTTTTTCTTTTTGAGTTCGCCCAGGCGGCAAGTTGGTGGTAAGAGTAAGCAGATGCATTTACGTTTAACTCGTTTGCTAGGGTTTCCTTTGCGGCATTATTCAGACTTCCAGAAAAACCTCTACCACCATATTTTATGTTGAATGTCTCAGTAGTAGACTTTTTCCAGTGCTCACTTTGGGAGATAAAGTCAACTCCATACTTTTCTTTTAATGATTGTTTTGCCGCGGGGGTTTGAAGCCCACAATTAACACCATATTTCTTACTGCAAGTGTCTTTTACTTTTTTGACTACACTATCAGCGTGCATTTGGTGCGCCACGCCCAACTTCTTAAGTAATGTGTTTGACGCTTTTTGTTTCTTATCTATATCTAGTGCTGCGCAGGTGGGAGAACACGTTTCATGCAAGTAACCTTTATGAAACCCACCAAATTTTGTTAATGATGCTTTACAAACTTTGCATTTCTTCGGGTAATCCTTTAAATCATGATAAAACCAGTAGTATGATTCAACTAAATCATTTGGGAAACGCCGTGAAACTGTCTCGTATAGACCTTGCAATTTTAATTGTTTTTCTAAGGTCCTTTTATCAATGCGGCCGGCCGCCGATATTACGGATGCATGAAATTTTATTTTATCCATCTTTATATTTGTGATGTTACATATAGTATATATTGTAACAAATTCAATAAAAAAGCCTGGCTAATTGCCAGGCTCATCCTTATTTCTTAAAGATTGACTGAAGGAAATTAGCCATTTCTTTCTTAAAATAAGCTTGCGCTTTTGGGTCATGAACTAATGCTTCAGCCAAGCTCATTACCTTTTTATTACCTTTAGCTTCGGCAATAACATCAGGATAAGCATCGGGTGCCGATGGTTGAGAGACGATATCAACTGTCACAAAACTGAAGTCCGTGACTCCGCCACTCTCATTTACATTACCAGTGCCCCTTGAGGATACGCCTAGACGAACACCACCCTCTATAATCCCTCTTGCAATATTCCCGGATGGCGTGTTAAGCAATTTCATTTTACCAATTGCATTATTCCCGTCCATGCGCACTTCAGTAATAGCATGTGAAACATTAGCCAAGTTGATCGAAAGACTATCTGGGTGATTTAATTCACCCATGATATAGTGCCCCTCAGATATGCTCTTTTTACAGTGCTCTACAGCCTTACAGATTTCTTCTAAAGGGTAGTTACGGCCATTCCCGTTTACAAGTTCGGCCTGCATCATAATTCCTTGAAGGAACAAGTCCTTACCTATCCTTTGCTCTGAAAGGTTTGCTCGTACTGGTGAAAGGTTTTCGATTAGAAGCTTCATTATTTTCTCCAAAAATACTTCTTATTTATACATTAAGAAGCCGGTGGTGTGGTTTCTTGTTTGTCTATTTCCGGTTCTGGTTCTGGTTCATTATCGTTAAAGAACCCACCACCTATATCATCATTACCAAATGAATCGCCAGTATCTGATGGCTCTTCCAGATCCACAGCTTCGCGGTTATCATAAACTGCCGGATCATAGATTTGCTGTAAGTCACTAACCTTTGAATTCTCTTTAATATTTCGTTCTTCTTTTAACATAACTTCATTCATTTGAATTTCGTCATCTGTTAAACCAAGGTAGCGCTTAAGTACAAACCTTCTGGAAAGATATTTTGAACCTTCGATATTGTTAAATGCATTTACTAAATCAGCATCTAGGGCCGCTTGGCGATATAGTGCAAAGTTTGCAGGATCTGGTAATCTTAATCTAAAGACTTCATCGTCAACTTGAATGCCACAAACTTTTAAGTAAATCTTAAACTCTCTGTCAATAATGCTGTCAATTTGATCTTGAATTCTTCTTATAAAGTTCGCAAAGCGCATTTCCTCAATATAAGCAATACCAACTTTACCATCGTTATATTGTGCACCTTGGCCATCCGTACCGCCCATGTAAGATGTTGGGATTCTAAGCCCTCTGAATAGCTTATCTTGGAAAGTTTTTAGTAGTGTGGTGCCAAAGTCTTCGGTGCCGCCAGGTAGAGTTTCAACGCGAGAACCTCTTCCAGAAGCAGTTACTGGGAAAAACATATCTTCCTGTATGGACATAGGATCGTATTGGCCATCAGCAAAGTCCTTGCCATTGGTTGATCCAGGCATACGTTTCTGCCTAATATCGTTTTTAACCTGTTCTAAGTATGCTTGAACACGCTGAGGTGGCATGTTCCCAGTGTCGATATAAAATACACGCCTTTCTGGAGCGCGCACGATTCTATAGATCACGATAGCATCTTCGATCATTGCCATCTGTCTGTAAGTTCTTATGATAGGCCTTAAAACAGATTGGCCAAAGGGGCCCCACCCACCATGTCGTCTGACATCGTAAAGTGAATAATCCCATGAGCGGGAATTACCTCATATTCTTCTAATTTACCAAAAACACTATTTGCATTTTGGACAGTAGATTTAATATGGTAAGCAACGCGATTACCATCTTTGTCGAGCTCGATGACATGAACAGTTGATGGGTCTAACAAATCCACTTCTTTGTATCTGACGTTTTCCTGAAAAAACAGTCACCAAACTTAATCAGGCATCTAGCAATACCGAAAATTCGCTTGTCAAATTCTTGAATTTCAGAGAATTGTCTAACTGCTGATCTTAAAGTTACTGCAGTGACATCGCTTATGTCCTGATTATCTTCTTTAAAGTATTGAATTTCAAATGGTAATCTAGTTTTTTCATCTCTAGTAGAAGCTTCTTCAGCAATAATGTCTAAAGATCTGCTAATGTCGATATCGCCATCCATGGTATCGTACTGTTTGTAGGACGATAGCCGTGAACCATGCCCTTGCATAACCTTAGAATACCAGGAAACTGCAGTCAAAGATGATACTGCCGTGGTGCGTGGGTCATATGTGTCAGTAGCGATAGTATTGTACATCTCCCTTCTAGTTGCAGGGGTGATGATTTTCCAAAATCCGGAAAATTGGCTCATATTAATTATCCTCTATAAACTTTTTCTATCATATCTTGGTTGTTTCCTAAATTAGGAACTCTAACCCCCAACCTAGACAAAGCTTCTAAATATTGGGTTTGCATATTTTCTGTTGCAACACTTTGTTGCAATAAAGCCACTAATTGTGCTAACAATGAAATTACCTCAGGATTATTTAGTGGAGCTGGCTGTTGTGACTGTGATTGACTGCCCACAACAGTTTGTTGCTCTTGATTATTTACAGTCGGTTGGACCACATTATTTAGCTTGTTTGGCACAGGCATTGAGTTGTTTATTTGTTGAGCAGTAGAAGATACACTTTGTGCAAGGTTTTTAGTACCATAAACAACGTTGTTTGTTTGTTGCTGTATCTTCTTCAACTGATCATTCGTCTTTTTAGCATCATCAACCTGTGCTTTATTTGCTTCTTTGTTTTTCTTGCCAATAGTTGTTAAGGTTGAATTTTCATCACTTGCAAGCTTAGCGAGAACAGTATCTGCGTTATCTATGCTCTTGGTTAAGTTCGCGCTTAGATCATTCATAAAGTCGGGAACTAAACTATCTGGCATGATGGACGTAAACGAATCGATTGCCCATTTAAGACTTCTTAGTCCAACAGCGCGCAACATAACAAATACTTTGTCAACAGTATTTGTTAACGTGGTTCCAAAAACAGTATCTAATAAGCCTGTCACTCCAGTAAAAAGTCCTCTGAAACCTGCAAAAATAACTTCACCTATTCTGCTCATCCAACCTGCATCTGGGCTAAATGCGCTACTTATGGTTCCAGTGAACATCTCAACAATAGGGTCTATTATTAAACCTGCAATAGACGCACCTTTTAGTACAACGCCGAACACCTTAAATGCGCCTGATACTGCCTGAGCTATTTTTGGGCCTATGTGTTTGGCTACATCAGTTACAGTTTCAATCGTTTTGCCTACTGTCCTAAATGGCTCTATCATCATTTGAGCCACAGATTTGACATAAAGGAAAGATTTAGTAAGACCTTCCGGTATAGCCTTAGCAACACTTAATGAAGACGTCATCGCATTTTTAAGCATACCTGAAGTAGCAGCTACTGCACCTGCCAATTTTACTGGTATAGAGGCTATAGAGCCAGCGACGGCTCCAATTGCGGGTGCAACGCCCCCAAGTTTAGCCATTAAAAGGCCGCCAACTGCACCAAGGATGACAGCACCAAAGCCTGCAATAGGGTTTTGGCCTAGACCATTTACGATAGTTGCAAAATCTCCCACAAACCTTCCAAATTTACCTACTGAATTTGCAAAGTCTTTATTTGCTGTGGGCCCACTATCTTTAGCCAATTGAACCTTACCTGAAACATCCATCATTCTGTTAATTGGTAAGTTTGCAATGGTTTCTTTATACAATTCAGCAATAGCAACAGTTCCATCTCGACCGGAATTCATTTTAGATTGCAACCCGCCTTCTAACTTTGCGGCAAGGTTTTGGTAATCTGCAATTTCCGCAGCTGACAGCGTTGAGGTATTTTTTACTTTAGCATATCTAGCTAGACGTTCAGCTTCAGTAGCATCCATTCCCGTGAATGCTGCGATTTGTCTTACACGACCAGCACCCTCAAAACGCTCAGTATACTTAG